CGACATCGATATATTGTTGTGCGAAATCTCTACCGTGTCCTGTTGTTTTTGCAATGCTTGCACCGAGATTATCAAAGAAGAGAATAGCACCTATTACTGCCTCGACTGCTGCTTGAAGGATTCGGGTTACTCCTCCGACTCCTATTTCGACCGCAGCAGCTGCAATGTTTGTTTTTGTGAGTGATTTCCTAAACTCCAGTGTGCCAGACTTCATTTGTTCTAATGCGCTTTTGCCTGATTCGCCATCCCTAATGATGGAACCCAAGAAACCACCGAGTCCCTTGTTTGGTTGCGATTTTAATCTCATGGCTTTTAGGGCACTATTTGTAATACCCTTGACAACCTCTCCGGTTTCGATAGCTGCCTCGTTTGCCTCTTCATCGAGTTTCTTGCTTACGTTTTTTTCCCTATTTTGCTTTATTAACTCTTTGGTGATTTCTTTTCGCGCGTCGTCTTCAATCTCTAGAAATTCTATCTGCTTCTTTACCTGCTCACCTTGCTCCATTTTGATCTTCAGGATCTCTTCTTCTTCTTTAGTCTTGTCGGTTTTGAGTGCCAGATTTTGAATCTCTAGATCCAACTCCTTATCTCGTTCCTCCAATTGTTCTTTTAAAATGTTTAAACTTGCCTGATCCTCTTTTTTATGAAGTTCCTTGATCGCCAGCAAGTCTCGCAAATGATCCTTCTCGACTTGCCTCTGCCTCTCCTTCTCCAATCTTAACTTCTCGGAGAAAACTGAGGCAGATTCGCGTTCGGAACCATCAATGTCAAATCTAGCATCTCCCTGTGGTTGACCAGGTTGAGGTGCTGTGCTTTCGTTTGACTTTTTAAGTTGTTTTGTGAACTCTTTTAATGCAGCTTTAAGTGCATTCAGATCTGCTTCGTTCATCAGTTACCCCCCTATTTGAAAGGCCACTTAATCTTTGTGCTTTTCTCGAAATTACGAACTGCTGATTTTAAGCTTGCTCGATTTCTGTGCGTGATCGGATTATCTAAACCATATCTTTGATATGCTGATAAGTATCTCTTTTCTTTGCCGAGGACTCTTGCAAAGTCTTGAATCTGATTCTTAGTTCCTTTGACGTTTACTGGAATAGCAACACTGTCTCCGAAGACGTACCTCATTGCTACTTTCACCAAACTACCAAATGCCTTGAGGAAACTCTCGTTGAGTTCACCATTGGCAGCAGCATTAAGATCGATTGTCATAGGTTCTTTATTTTCCATACACGAGTCCTCCAACTAATAAATAGTAGAAAAAAGAGAAAGCATCATCATCTTCTTTTTGATGCCTTTTCACTTGCCTCTCTTTCGTCTGCAAACTGTTTAACGAGTCTATCCAGAAACCATCGACGGATTTTGATCGGAAGATTGTATGCTTCCATGAATCCCCACCCACCATGATATTTTAGGTTAAAGAATTCCTCATAAACAGATTGAATATAATCATTGCTCAGGCCAAAAAAACGCGGGAGTGATGGGAACCTCCAAAGTCCCATCATAGTTACACGACTTGCATTGGAATTCGTGATTCAGTTTCATAGTGGGGTTGATCAGTTTATATATTCCCCTGATATATTTCGAATCCATTGCAGGCATTGTATCTACAAACTGAGAAATGGTTGTTGATTCTGTTATACCATTAACACTCCTAATCATCCTCTTTACCATGTCGGTTAAGGAGGAAGGAGGTAGTTTGTGTTTCTCACGATTCTTCTCTGCTTTTTCTAGATCTGTCTCATCTCTCGATGTCAAGAACTTCATCTCCACTTTGTGACCAGACTTTGGCATAGTCAATAGTGGAAACCCACCATCACTTACCTCGATGTCGTCTAAGTGTTCGATAGCATCTTTTGTTGCACCACTGAATTGCTTGCTGTCTTCAAGGTCCACTTCCATCTCTTCTCGTGAGTTGCAGTCTGGGCATGAAAACTTGGCAGAATACTCTGTGCCATATCCTGATATTCTTGCTGCTACAACGAGAGCATTCTTGTCTCCAATAAGGAGGTCGGAAACTTTTATATTCCTATCAACGATGATGCTCTGTAGCAGTCTGTCTATTGCGATTCCCTGCTTCAACAATGCAGGGGAGTTGAGGATGTCCTCCTCTTTTGCAGTCATGTACTTTATTTCCACCATCTCTTGTTTGTATAGAGCATGGTCTTCTGCATAGTATCTTCCACCGGATGGGAGTTCAACAAACTCTGTCGGAACTGCAAAACTTAGCTGATCCCCAGATACAGAAACAGGGGCAGAAGTATCCACTTCCCCCCCGATTTTGTCGAGATTATTTCTTTTTGTCATGTATTACCTACGCTTTCTTAACCTTGTGCTTTGAAGAACTCTCCAGCACCTTCACCGCCAGCAGCATTACTTGTATCGCATTCTGCCCAATCATATCTTATCGTAAGTGTGACATTTGTTAAGTCATCAGACTCATAATTTAATTCACCCCAATCAATATTGGTGATAAATGCATTTTTTAGAGTCCATACTTCTACTTCGTCGGTGCCGTCGTTAGAGAACTGACGAATCTTTACCTGACCGAGAGCATCTACTGCTTTTTTCTTGGTGATAGCATCTGTCATAGTTGCGTTACCAGGAACAATGTATCCACTATCTTGCAATGCTTCTGCCATAAGTCCAGCAGCATTAGGTGAGATAGGATCTACTAGAGTTACGTTAACCGTATCCCATTCGACTCGACCAGGATAATAGAAAGTATGATTAAGGTACTTGTGACTTACTTCACCAACTGTTGCTGATGGTTTCTTTACCTGAGTTACCAACCAAGTGTTCTCTGCACCGATTGCACCCATTGATAAAGTGAACCTATATGCTCTTTTAGGTGATGTTGAGGGGTTTGTCCAAAAATTAGTTGCCATTTGTATTTTTCTCCTTAAAATAAATACTTTCTATTTTATTTTTTAGTCATCAAAAGATGCGCCACTGCGAAGAATAGTAAAATCAATCGCAATATACTCGGCAGTTCTTGTTGGTTTCAACAAAACCTTAGCATACATGATATTTCTATCAACTAAGTCTGCTGTAGTCGTTGAGTCGTCCAAGACAACCTTAAAATCTGTTAGACCGAAGTCGTTCTTGATTTGCTCCAAGAATGGATTTGCCTGACCTGTGAATCGATCCCATGTTGCCTGAACATTTGGAGTGAATAACAAAGTGGAAGCAATTCTTGAAATGCCCTTCTTAACGTGAATCATTAATCGACGAACGTTAATTCTGTCAAGTGCCGAAGGAGTAGTTTGAAGTGTCTTTTGACCGAACACTACAATACCTTCTGCTGGGAACTTAGCAATCGGGTTTACACTTCTCTCATAGAGTTTATCTCTATCTTTTCTTGAGAGTTGCTCACGAACACCGACGACAGGGATACCTGCTGCTCCATCAGTCAACCCACCTCTGGTGAATCCTGCTGGTGCGAACCAAGGTGCTGCTTTCTTGTCCGTTGTTGAGAAAGTGCCTAATGCTGCTACTGAAGGTGGCATCCATACTAAGGAACCTGCTCCAGAAGTGTCTCTCACTTGAACCCAAGGGTGGAATGTACAAGCATAACTCGTATTCAATCCACGATTCTTTAAGTTACTAATGATACTATCCGTAGAACCCTGTCTTGCTGAAGCAGCAGAGATGGATTCGTGGAGTGGTTCATAACCACCTGGTAGGTCGATAACGGCAAGTGCGTCACCTCTTGATTCACATGTAGTGATCAAGTGGTCAGTAATGCTCGTGTTCGTGATACCTGGAATGGATGCGAGGTTCATCTCGACAACTTCCGAATCGGAAACAGTATCGATTGCTCTCTTCATCGAGTAGAAAGCAGAGTTTGTTTGTTCTGTTGCACTACCTAGACCTGAGTTTCTAAAAGGATCTCTTTCTTTAATGTCGAGTCCGTCTGCACCACCGAAAAGTGGCATAGTAAAGGAATCGAAACCTGCGTCGAGGACAGATGTGTATGAACCAAAGTTCGTGCTACCTGCTGGTGCCCTTGAAGAGTTACAAGCAGTGATTGAGTTTCCTGCTACTCTCGAACCTGCGAAATAAACACCATGAGATGTGATTCCGTTTGAGGCAGATACATAGTGAACGTCATCTAACGAGAAAGTAAACTGATAATCCATGTTTGATGCTGCACCGTTAAAAGAATCATAGCTGCTTGGTTTTGCTCTTAGCAAATCAAGGTTACTCTTCTCAAACTGGTTTGTCGTTCTCTCTGTAGAATCAAAACCGAAGTATGCGGCAGCTGCGTCTGTCAACCCACCAGCAGAACTAGATGTTCTTAATGCTACTTTTGGGAAAGTTGCTGTGATGGCATTAAGTTGACAGGACAAAGTTCCTGTGATAACCAAATCCACACCGTCTCTGTTTCCACCACCGATGATGGTTTGAGCAAGACTGTCGGCAGCAACAAGAGTTGTTCCTGTCATGGTTTCTCCACCAGTTCCACCGAAAGTAGTTGACTCCAACATTGTTGGACCCTTAAAACCGAAAGGAAGACTCAATGGGTTCAAGGAACCATTTGAAGTTTTTTCTGCCAACTCGACTCTGATGTAGTTAGACTGATTATTGTAATCTCCATACACCTTAAATCTCTTCTTGTCATCATCCCAAGTTCTGTACTTGTCTCCGATCTTCTTAGCAATATAGTTTGCTGAGTTTGGATTCAAGTTACACCCTGTGAATGCTTCTAAGATCTTAACGTCACCGTCATGATCCTTCATGTCACGAACGATAACAGAGAATGTTCCGTATTCGTCGTTAGTAGGATCTAGGGATGCTTTGATGTCTGCGATTGATATCTTAACACTTCTCTGGACTTCTTCACCTTCATCAAGTGCGACGAGTTTGAAGAGACTCTCCATTGAAGCTGCTGAGTAACCTGCATTGTTAGTTGTCAAATCTTGTGCGATAACCCAACCTGACTGAGCAGCAGTTACTGCTCTTTCTGCAACGTGACCGTTGGCGATTGGGAGGACAAATGCGAATGCTTTGCCTGAATCTGCGTTTGATGCTCCGCAAGAGTCATAAACACTTCTCTCGAACGTTTCGCCCAAGAAGTAATCAGATTTTGCTGTGTTGATCGCACCTAATAAGGTAGGATCTGTGTTAAAAACTTTTCTAATATAGAGGTCTGAGTTTGGATTTAAGTTAAATGAGGAAGTAAGGGTTGCTGATGCACCTTTCCCGATCACTGCTTTAAACTGAAAATCACCACCACTGCTCTTTACAACTGTACCTGCACCGTCACCACCTGCTTGACCACTTGGGTAGTTTCCTTGTAGTTTGACGTATCCACCGTCAAGATACCAGACTGCTGCGAGTGTTGCCGTTAGGGTATTCGAACCTGAAGGCATTACGAATAGACCGTAAGCTCCACCATTCGCTGTTGCGTCACTACCTGGGGCGGTGACTGCCCAACCTGCTGCACCTGCGGAGGTTGCGTTTGGATGTTTTGCACCCAACAAACGAACTACCGTTAGAGCATTTGAATTCTTTAACCATGCTTGTGCAGCATAGCTAGCATACATAGGGGAAGTTCTATTCCCACTTCTCCATACATCTCCAGTCTCACCTCCAGCAACGGGACTTCCAAATACTGCCTCAAACTCTGCCATTGAGGAAACTTTAACTGGTTTTAGTCCTGGACCTCTGAGGGTTCTTCCGATGACTACTGGACCGATATCCTGTGGGGTTTTTGGGAGTTGGGAGTTATCGATTTCGTCGAGAAATACTCCGGGGGATACAAACTTAAATTTTCTTGAATCTGCCATTTTCAACTTTCTCCTTATGTGTGCCTATTCGACAATTGTTTCACTGTCACTTACTAAATAGTGTTTTTATTTTCCAAAGGAAGAGATTATCACACTTTCTTTATGGTCTTCTCGGATAGAATTGTCTTCTCTCCAGTTATTTTAATCTTGGCTACACCCTCTTGCTTGAGGATTTTGGGAGAATCGTCATTAGAATCCTGACCGTACAAGTAACCTAACACATTGATAGTTATTGATGTTTGATAAATTCTTTCTTCCTGTTCGACGGCAGAGATATTATTGTCGAAAGAGAAATCAGATTGGACGAATGCTTCGTAGTGATGTCCGTCTTTTTCTATTAGAAAACTGTTTATATTCCCTGTCTTAGTCATGAACGGTTGTAGTATCTCGTTCATCTGTTGTTGATACTCTGTTCTCAAAGTTATTAAGTAACTCATATCAACATATGTTGGAGTTTTTATGAAGTAAGACTGTTGGACGACGTTGGGGTTGTTGAATCGAAAGTTGTCCTGCTTAAATGTTTTCTTAGAGTTTGTATTTGCAAAATTTGCCGTCTTATCTTGCTTTATCTCACCATGAGTGTATAGTGTGAAATTGTTATGCTTATTTATTGGAGGCAAATATGCTTGTAGAGATCCACGACGTGCTGCGTCTTTGTTCATCGCAGTTCTCTCAACGGAGATTACTGGGAAAATTAGAGATCCTTCTGAATCTCTTAGTTCTTTCCTGTTCTTGATCTGGAATGATCTTTCTCCACTGACCCATATCACGGGAACCTTTTTAAATCCCTTGTTAGTGGTTGCATGGATATCCATTGATTTGTCTACCCACTCATAGAGAGCAAAATCAACTGTTTCTATCCTTGAAGGTTCGAGTGTTAAGACACTATCTTGTTTTTTTGTCATATCTTAAATAGTTCAACTAGCACTAAACGGGCTCTTGAACCAAACTCCATTTTCGTTAAAGTAATACTTGTTTTCTATAGAGAAAGGTCCGACTGCGGTATCACCAGCATTGGACAGGTAGATAACTCTCCCTGAGAAGGAGCCTGAGTTTGTGTGGAACCCTGTCAAGATTGCACGATCTTCAGTGTTGGCACCGTTGAGGTGAAGGATGTCGTGCAAATCGGGCATTTCCACACTTGCGGTAGTAGCAATAACTGGATTGTTACTAAAGAATGGACTTGGGTGCCATGTCCCATTTTCGTTAAAGTAGAATTTTCTAGGAATCTTGAAAGAGGCAACAGGACTTGATCCGGTGGATGCAAGATATATGATCTTACTAGAATAACTACTTGCACTAACATGGTAGTTGTTCAATAGTGCCCGATAAGTTCCTCCTGGTCCGTCGTCGGCAATAGTGAGAACACCGTTACCTACGGATATGATCGTATCTCCACCGCCACCACCTGCTCCAAGCAGTGCCCACGATCCGTTTTGATAAAACTGAAATGCGTTTGTTGAAGTGTTGTATATCATCATCCCGTTAGTTGCAGAAACCGAGTTTCTTTGGGCTGTGGTCATTCTCGGTATCACCACCCCTCCCGTTGTGGACGTAACTGTTAGACTGCTTCCGTCAAAAGTCAAATTTGACTCTCCTTGTAAAGTTGTCCCGTTGACTCCCGTTATGATCCTGTTGTCTGCGGCAGAATTAAGAGTAATGTCACCCCCTCCAGATCCTGTCACATCTACTGTCATTTTTCCGACATATAGAAACCCTCTAGCATGGGTTGGGACTCGATCATTTCGGTAATCTTGTAAAAAGATGATACCACTATAATAATCTATTTGCCAATCTGTTTCATCTAATGACGTAATCTCGTTCGTTGCATCGGTCGGATCACCTTTATAGAGTTTTAGGAAGTAGGGGTTTGCTCCTTGGTTTGAGAAATTGGGAGGAATAAGTTGAACCTTACCAAGTGTCTCATAGACAACCTTGTCGTCATCATAATACCCATTGCCCTTACTTGTGTTACTGGAAAGTGCTTCATAGTTTCCGGTCATTACGAGTTTGTATCCATGAGTACCGGCTGCGGTTGCTTCGTCACCACCACCAAAACCCACGCTGCCGAAAGTACCAGTGTTGGCATCATACGAAGTTCCACCGATTGGTTGAACTATAAAATCAACATACTCCACAGTTGTTGGAGAACCCACAGAGGCACTCTGAAGGAGATATAGGGTTAGTGCTGGGTTGTCTGGAATGCTTTGTCCAAAGATGGTTTGCGAAGAAACCTGTATATTGGACGGAATTGCTTCTTGAGCATCAGACTTGAGGTTTGATGTGTGTGCCCTTCCTAATAATTTCTTTTGCGAGAAAAGAGTTGCTGTTAGATTAGTTTTTCCTGCCATACTCTATAACTATGATCCATATACAAAAGATATTCGAGACAAATATCCCGTCCAGTCTTTGTGTGCGGTTATTCTTATTACTAAATAGTCTGCATCACCCCCCGAAGTGCCGTTTAAGGTTGCAGTTCGAAAGTTTATGCCGTAAGCAGTGCCATCTGCATCGACAGTTTGGTTAACGTCGTTGCCTCCTCCGTTGAATCCACCGACATCGTTTATCACATTCTCTGAAACCGATGCAGGTCTGGCAAGGTCTAACCAACCTGTGTCTCCTGGTATCTTTACTTCGCAATGAATGTTCTTATTTGCTCCTGGTGATCCAGTGTTGAATGCTCCACCTTTTGCGACGAGGTTGGCATCACCATACAGAGTGACAGTTGCCAAAGAGACATCTCCAACATTATTAGAACGAAAATATCTATAATACTCCCTCGTTGCGGTGGAAAGGGAAGAGTAGTTGGGATTTCCTGTTGGTGCCTGTAGTTGTCCTGAGTTTGCTACTGATCTATAATCTCCGTTTAGTCCACCTTTTGCGGGGGAGACAAGACGACCACTGTAGATAGACAATCCGTTGGAGTATGTTGCGTGTGATCCCACATCGTTGACACTCACTGTGGAGTTCCATTTGTTGCCAGCATTAGTGACACTTGCTTGATTTACATAGGAACCTGATTGAAGTCTATACTTCTCACCATCCATAGGTTCATTGATGTTTATATTCCCAGTCTCACTGCCACTGAAAACCAAGAAACTATGCTTG